AGGACGTTAGCGTAAAGGGTCAAACCCTTTACGCACGGAGGATATTCCCCCATGAGTTTCTGCAGTGATCCTGACAAACCAATCAAGAAGAAGATCGACCATAAAAGGAAGACTTCTTACGGTACCGGTAAAAATGCCGGCCACCGTCATCGAGGACAACCAATTTTGGAAGTCAAAGAGCAAGATTGGGGAATAGATTATTCCAAAGGGATCATCGCATTACCAAATGGTACCCCCATCGAGGCTGGCAATAAGTCAGACGAGATGTGGGACACGCACGGTTTTATACAAAATTGGTATAACCCGTGTGTGAGGGAAAAGTATTATGCAGGTGGTTCAAACCAACTGGATAATATATCTGATGAGGATGGAGTGATACTGAACTTTAGGTTCTGTTATCCCTCCAGCCGCAATGCTCTTAGGAGCACTGTACCGTTTTTGACTGAAGCCTACTTAGATGAGCTTGCGCTCAGATCTGTAGACAAACTGTCAAAAGTGGTGACCATGAACATGTCACTCGTTAATTTTATTATCGAGTTGATAGAGGTTCTAGAAGGTAACATAAAGATCTTAAAGCGTTTTCAAAAGCTTTATGATAAGGCCATTTTCTTGTATAAGAGGGAGCTTGCTCGCCTCCGAAAACAAGGAGTAAAGGACCAGGCAGCCAGATGGCTTGCTTGGAACTTTGCTATAAAGCCGACTTTAAGTGACCTTAAAGGTCTCGTGTGTTCATCGTACCTAGCCAACAAAAAGATGGCCTGGCTACGTGACCACAACCACAAGCTGGTTGAACTAGAGTACGGAGTTGATGTGAGTGATCACGTCAACTTTGACCCTTTTGAATGGGTTGGAGGCGATGCGCGATTTACAATCACGCACGCTCACCCCCCTTCATCTCCAGCTAACGGCCCTTGGCATACTGAAGTGCAATGGCGTGAGATTTCTCTCAAGTACAATGCAAAATCAAGGATATTCCTTGACATCCCAGATATTTATCTGGATGGTGCCTTGGGTATGGGCGTCTTGTGGTCAGTCATGCAGGGTATATCAAACCCTGTCGGGATTATATGGGAAGCAATTCCCTTTTCCTGGCTGATCGACTATTTCCTGAGTTACCGAGCACGTCTTTTCCAAGACATGTTCGACATTAACCCGTATAACAACGGTGTTACTGTCATGGGATATGGTCACAGTTTCACCCTCAAAGCCACGGCCGAGATACGCACTATAAATAGTGAGTCTGGCTGGGTTATTGGTGGTGGACCTGTTCAATACGAACTGTACAGCAGACGTGATGGTTTGCCCTTCCCAGAGCAAACCACGCTCTTCCGTAACCCGTGGTCCTGGTACCACGCTTCTCTCGTCGGTGCGATCATCATTGGGTTCGTTAACCCAAGAGCTGGTGGTCGGAGAAGGTAAACCTTCCCGTGGCTAGTTAGCCACGCCGAGCTTAACTCATGCAAGTAAAACTTGCATCTAAGGAACAAAAACATGGCATATACAGACCCAATCGTCCTCATCGACAACGCAACGGCGAATCAAACTTTCGTTCGTCAGTCATCCCAAAAGGATGGTTCTGACTGGATCGAGAATGATGCTACCATTGCACTAACGCGGAGGATCGTCATCCGGCATTCTAATGCCGGCGCTTCTGTTGTGAAAGGATCCAAACCGATTCGTCGGCACTTGGTTCAATTCGTACACGAAGCGTGGAATGCTACCCTTGGGAAGACGGAGAAGGCGACTTTGAACGTCACCTTAACCAACGACCCTGGGACAGCAATCACAGCGGCGCAGATCTATGACCTTCGTTCGTTTGCTCGTGAGTTTCTCACGACTGCGAACATCGACAAGATGTTGCGTGATGAGACGTAAGATTTATGATCTTGTTTGTAAATTTGTCGTTCTTTCTTTGAAGTTTTGGCTGGGTGTTACCCCAGACGCACTTCCTGAAAAACGTACAAAAGCTCACGAGCTCATAATCTACATTCGGTCTCGCGACCGAAGGTAGACGTCTCCTGTATAGTGGGTCTTTAGCCATGCGGAGGAGATAACCGTGAAACACGGGATCCAGAATAGCCGCATCGAGACACATCTCGGTGTTATCCGAAATCTACTCGACGATATAGCTAACTTGATCGAAGCTTTTCAGAGCTTCCGTTTCTCCAGTTCCTATGTGACCGCTCAAATTGAGCGCGATTATAGGTACATTGAGAGACGAGTTAGAAATGAAGGTCTGTCTTTTCTTACCGTCGTGCTTCCTTCCTTAGGGAAGTGGTACGATAGTATTTTAGCAGGCAACGCGGGACCTATACCTGTGGGATTAACACCCCACGTGATTATAGACCTCGACGATCGTGAGATCGTCTGCCCACGTTTTGCACATATTTATATGCGCATACTTCATTCTGACACGGGTTCGCATCGGGAAAAGGGTACGTTAATTCGTGCCTTTCGGTCGCTCTTCTTCTTGTTTTACAAGCTAGAAGTTCCATTTACTCCTATGCAATTAGAAACTGCGTTGGAACAGTGGAAACAAAATGAACAGGAGTTGTTTGAACACAACTTTCCTGATTATTTTGACAGTGACACTATGCTCGCTAGGGATATTATCTCTAGCTTGCTTAGCCATGACTTGGATGAATTTAAAACGTTCGTCCCTGCACATGGTCCCGGTGCGGTTGCGGGTGGAGAAGATAATGAGGAGAAGTGGGCAACTGCCCACTATATCCCATCTCTCCATAGCGTGTATGCGTGGTACGATTTGTACTTCCCATATCGCTCAGGTGGTCGAATATCACCACACATGTATGCTGAATACATTAAGTTTTGGAAAAAATCCAAACGGATCGAGGCAACCTCGCGGTTGCTCTTTGTTCCTAAGGACTCCCGTGGACCTCGCACTATATCGTGCGAGCCAAAGGAGCTTATGTTTGTTCAGCAGGGCGTTTCGCGCAACCTCATGAGAGGCTTTACGAATCGCACGCATGGGCGGATAATGTTCATCGATCAAAAACAGAACGGAAAGCTTGCGCTCGAGTCATCGAGCTCCCAAGCCTACGCTACTGTTGATCTGAAGGACGCTTCCGATAGAGTAACAACGAAGCTTGTAGACCTTTTGTTCCCGGAAGGAAGCTTAAGGTACCTACATGCTCTTCGTTCTACTTCGACCATATTGCCTGATGGTTCCCTTTACAAGGACCATCTAAAATATGCACCTATGGGGTCAGCATTGTGCTTCCCCATCGAAAGTGCGATATTTTGGGCATTGGCAGTTGTAGCAGCAATTAATGCTGGTGCTTCTGTCCCTGTCGCAAGAGCGAACACGTACGTTTACGGTGACGACATAATCATCCGTCCCGAGTACTTTGATGAGTTCATCAGAGTATTTACTAAATTCGCCCTTAAGGTGAATATAGGAAAATCGTATGTGTCCGGTCCTTTCCGTGAATCGTGTGGGGTTGATGCCTGGGAAGGCATTGATGTCACACCATTCAAAATCAAAAAGGACATATCTCGTCGATCCCTAGACGGGCCTCTCGCCCTTGCATGTTGTAAATATGCGAGTACATGTTTTTCGTATGATTTCCGAAAAACAGGCGAATACTTACACAGACTTGTTAGTGCGTCATATCCCGGTATTCCGGTCCATGATCGCCCTCTCGGGTGTCTAAGTATAGTTGATGAACTACGTCCATTGAATGTTACATCAATGGAGCACGGCTATTCAACTGAGGCGTGCCGCGTCTGGATCAAGGGTTGGGTGCTTAGTAGCGCCCTAAAACCTTGTGATCTAGACGGCCTTAGCAGGTTCCTTCGAGCTTCATATGGCTCTTGGGAAGTGTACGATCCCTC